AAGATGCTGAAATAGCGCAATACAGGTGGCGAAGCTAGTGCCTGTGCATCGAACGACTGGCGGGTTCTGTGGCTCCGGATGGGCAGAATTGAAGGCGAACTTAGGTAGGCTAGGTTCGCTCACCAGAAGGGCAAGGAAGGTTTTATATATACTTTAAGTGGTTTTGTATAATAACTAGGGGGAACTATGATTGAAGATATGGTAAATGCTAAAGAGTTTGTCAACGCTGACACTCAAACACGGGAGTCTATGCTCATTGATATGTTACGAGTAGCAGACATGGAAATTAAATCATTGCGAGAACAACTTTTATTTGCTAGGCGTGAGCTAGAAGCTAATAAACAACTTATTCATGCGCTTGGGCCTGCTGCTTTTGAAGGCAAACATTAATGGAAATTTTAATTAAGAAAATTAAAGAAAACAAAGATGGATCAGCCGAAGTCCATGTGCATTACGACAGGGAAGGCTTGCATTTTCTTGTCCAGCAAGGAATGACTTGCACTTTGGTAGAAGCTATAATGATGGAACGTAACGGGGAGATGTTTCATGTTTCAAGCGTTTTGGACACTATATCCAAGAAAAGTAGCAAAAAGAACAGCGCAGTCAAGTTGGAATCGGTTAAGCGAGTTAGAGCAAAAAGAAGCTCTTGATGCCATATCAAATCATTTAAAATATTGGAAGCTAAAAGAAACTTCAAAAGAGTTTATTCCTCATCCCGCCACCTGGCTAAATCAAGGGCGCTGGGAAGATGAAATTGATCTAACAGAAACTAATGTAAAAAAACCACAGTTGCCGTGGTTCTCATCTGATGATTTAACTCTAGCTAAAGCAAGAGAATTAGGAATAACGCCTTATGCTGGAGAATCATTCTACCAATTACGACAACGAATTTCGGCACAAATCAGCCGTCAGGCAGCTTTGTAAATGGCGGTATGAATGGGGATTAGCAAAGTTTAGACAATACTTATCGAGCAAGAAATTGCCTCAAGTATTATTGCAAGACTATGCTATTCAGTATCAATTAGGAAATAGGGGGGAATACAAATGTTGGAAAAAACCATTATCGCAACAACAGGGCTTGGATATTTGATGGTCGGTATATTGCAATTACGCAAGGGTTCTATACCAAATGCCATGATTTGGCTGGGTTATTCTTTTGCACAAGTTGGTTTATGGATGGCTCTTAAATGAATATTGAATACGATCCAAACAAAGCTATCGAGTTTATTTACAAAAACGCTCCAGAGCTGGCAAAGGCAAAAGGTCAATTAGCAGAGCTAGAGTCATACAAGCACAGCCTTAGAGCCATTAAGATGAAACAATCTAGTGAACAGTCACTAGGAGCGCAAGAGCGAGAGGCATACTCTAGCCCTGAATATCAAGAGTTATGTAAGGGTATTGGAGTAGCGACAGAACAAGTAGAAGCATTAAAATGGCAGATCAGGGCAGCAGAAATGCGGTGGGAAACCTGGCGTACAGAACAAGCTAACAATAGACAATTAGAAAGAATAACTAAATGAACGACTATGCAGAACACATCCTTAAACTTAAATCATCAATCCACCATCTGTACGATGCTTTAATTAAAAACAAGAACGATGAAGTGCATTCATTGGTTAGCTCTATTAAAGAATCAGCACAAGCCATAGAAAACTATACAAATACCAGTGTCCACTAAGGCTCAAAAAGAGCATTATGATCGCTTGGCGAGATTTGGCTGCATCCTCTGCTACAAACAAGGCAATGAAGGGACTCCAGCGGAGTTGCATCACATTAGACGAGCTGGTAAACGAGGTGATGCCCCTGTTATACCCTTGTGCCCCTACCACCATCGAGGAGCAAATACCAGTATTCACGGAATGGGTCGCAAACGCTTTGAGCGAGAGTACGCTACTACAGAAGAAGAACTGCTCGAATTGGTATTACAAAAAATTCGTTAGAGTTCCAAAGGATCAAAACCTAACTCGTTAGCAACTCGTTTTGCTCTGCGTTTAAATGTCGCATCGTGTTTTGTCCACGCATGGGTGACTGTGTTGGCTCGGCTCATGTGAATCATTTCATGGCATAGCGTTGTCATAACAGTATAAAGATGCCCACAACGTGCCTCTGATACTGTGACTATGTGTTCCCAATTTCCATCATCGTGCAAGTATGTACCCATAGCTTCAGGGTCGGCATCAACGATAAACTTTACTTGCTCTGGTAAAGGCATATCCCATTTGCAATATGGTTCGCAACATACCATTGCACTATAAAGATTGCGTAGGATTGCGGGTGTCAGTTTCATACTGAGTGGATCTTGCCTCTAAACTCAACTTCATCCTCGCCCCACACTCGTACCATTTCAGGCTGTAATAATTTGCTACGTTCAAAAGTCAACATTACAAAGCCACTATTCCAATCTTTAGGTGTATCTTCTGTGTAATTAAATTGTGGGCCATTAGGGTCGCTTAGAGTGCCTGTTTGAACGCCATAGCGAGTGCCGTTGTAATCGTTGAAAGGGATGCTAGATAAAACGTGGGTATGCCCTGTAATCATGTTTACGCCTGAATTGACAGCATTGTTTCTACCACCAGTCCAACCACCCTTCCACCGATGCTTAATACAAGTGTCCTCATTAATCCAAACAGACCAACAAGGTTGCCACATAGGGAAATATTCTTTTAGAGAAGTCCCAGGCACACCTTCAAAAGCAGGAAGAAAGTTAACCACGTTGCTAGTAAAACGCATATCGTGATTCCCGAGGGGCCAGAATAGTTTTGCACCTTTGCTTACCTTTTCAATTTCACCTAAATAATGTTGACAAGCCTCAAGTTCTTCTTTGACTGATGGCAACTTGTCAAAGTCCATTCGAGGGTGGCGAGAAATTCCTGCCCCATCAAAAGCATCACCATTACAAATTATGGCTGTAGGCTTGAATTCTTTAATTGATTCTAATAGGGCTTTATAAGCGGTAGTCGTAATATCGGGCCAAAAGTGTGCATCGCTAAAAACAATGACTCTACCTTGTTCTAAATCAAACCCTCTGCGAGTATGACCTTCTGCTTGCATTACTTTGCTAATAGGTATTCTTGCGTCATTGAAAGTAGGCAATTCAATGCCTAAGCGACTTTCTATTGATCTTCTGCGGTTATATACTGCCCGAATGTTTAATTTATGTTTTTTTGCAAATCTTGCGGGGCTTCCTATTGCTTTCCACTCTGCTATCCATTGTTCATCCGTAAGATAATAACCTGACATTTTTGCCCCTATTGGTGTAAAGTGTTTAGATACTAACCTCTAATTTATTACAATTCAATGACTTATGCTAAAAGGGTTGATTCAAATCATTCGCTTATCGTTAAGACGCTACGAGAGCTTGGCTGTTCTGTATTTGATACGTCAAGGGTTGCTGGCGGATTCCCTGATCTTGTGGTGGGTAAAAACCAAAAGACCGCACTTGTTGAAATAAAAGCATCTGATAAGTCTAAATTTACAGCAGCGCAAGAAGCGTTTATGTTAAATTGGCGTGGTTCAACAGTAGCTAGAATTCAAGATGTAGAAGGTGCAATAACTCTAGTAAAATTACTTGAAAAATCGTAAAATAGTATTATTATTTGTAGTGTATCAACCCCATCTCAAAGGATAAATCATGGGAATTATGGATAGCATGAAGGGCGTACCTTCAACAACTGGTGCAAAAGCCCCTGCTGGCGCAGCTAAAGCCGACATGAGCGGTGAGCGTAAGATGAAGCTGGTTGGCGGTGTTGCAATGGGCAAAATGGATTCTATGGGTTCACGCCCAATGAGTCATGCTGGCAACTTTGAAGGCAAGCTCGGTGAATTGAATGACGGCAATATGGGTGAGCGTGAGTGCTACAGCCATAAGCGTGTCGGTCACGACCAAGACGATTGCAAATAAGCTAAACCCCATAGCTCTCGGTAAAGGGCTACAGGGTTTATAACCAAAGCAATAGGGTAATATTGAAATGGCTGATGAAATTGTATCATTTAGACCTCTGGCGGATAAGATCATTGTCCGACCAGATGTTCGTGTTTTAAGCTCTGTATTAATTGTTAATAACAAAGAAGCTGAGAACATGGGAACTGTTGTTGCTGTAGGGCCTGGCAAGAAATTGTCATCCGAAAGACGTGAAGCTATGCCGATTGCCGTAGGGCAACGAGTACGTTTTGGCACTATGAACGACAATCCTAAAGAGGAGTATCTTAAGTTCACACCTATCAACCATAATGGCGAAAAGTGTCTTTTAATGAGCTGGCAGGACATCTGCTGGACAGAAGGGTAAATATGGCAACTAAACCTGGTCTTTATGCAAACATCCACGCTAAACAAGAGCGCATCAAGCGTGAAAAAGCAGAGGGTAAACCCGTAGAAAAGATGCGTAAAGTAGGAGCTAAAGGCGCACCTACCAAACAAGCATTTATTGATTCCGCTAAGACTGCGAAGAAGAAATAATGGCTAACAAACACGATAAATCTATTGCCCATAAGACTACTGGTAAAGGCAAAACTTACAATCCTACCGAAAAAGGCGCAGGAATGACCGCTAAAGGTCGTGCTGAATACAATGCTAAGAATGGTAGCAATCTTAAAGCTCCTGCACCAAACCCAAAGACTGAGAAGGATAAGGGTCGCAAGGCATCATTTTGTGCAAGAATGCAAGGCGTAGTAAAGAAAGCAAAAGGCCCAGCAGAACGAGCCAAAGCTAGTCTAAAGAATTGGAATTGTTAAACCTAAAGGGGGAAGTATGTTTGATCGCATTATCGATTGGTTAAGTAAAGTCATTGGCCCAAAGCCCAAGCCATCTAATCAATGGCATTTTCCTATTACTGAGGACTTTGAGCCACGCAAAGCAGAAATTAAAGCAAAACCCGCCTTGAAAAAGGCAACAACCCGTAAGGAGAAAGCTGTGCCATTAAAGAAATCTGCAAGCCCAAAGGCTTTTAAAGAAAATATCAAGACTGAAGTCAAAGCTGGTAAGCCAGTAAAGCAGGCTGTTGCTATTGCGTATGCTGAGAAGAACGCTGCTAAAGCAAAGGCTAAAAAGAAATGATTAATCTCAATTTAGAAATCGCTGAAGTAGAAGCCATTCTTAAACACGTAGGTAACGCTGCTTATGCAGAAGTAGCAGGATTGATCGCTAAGATTCATGGTCAAGCTACAGCACAAGTCCAAGCTATCAAACAGACAAGTGTTGCAGAAATACAACAGTCTGATGACAGCCAAAGTGTTGCGTAAATACAACAAAAAGTATTTATAATTCAAAGAAATGGAAGAAAAGTCAAATAATCCTGTCGGTGCGCCTATTGGTAACAAGAACGCAACAAAGAATAAGCCCTTTTTAGATGCTATGAGAAGGGCTTTAGCTCAGAATCCACAGAAGATTGGCAGGATTGTTGACAAGATATTAGATCAAGCAGAAGCAGGGGAAGCATGGGCTGTTAAGGAAGTAGCTGATCGTTTAGACGGCAAAGCAGTCCAGGCTAACACTCTTGAGGATGCAGAAGGCAACAATATCGTTACTTCATTAGAAGTCAGGTTTGTAAAGCCAAGTGAGTGAAATCACCCAAGAACTGCGGGAGGCAATATCTGCGGTTGACTTCCCTATCAAGTTGCAATTCCTCTTTGAGCCTATGCGTTACAAGGTTCTTTATGGGGGTCGTGGTGGGGCTAAGTCTTGGGGTGTTGCGAGGGCTTTATTGGTTCTTGGTGTCAAAAAGACTACCAGAGTCTTATGCGCCCGTGAGTTCCAAAACTCTATAGGCCAATCCGTTCATAAGCTCTTATCAGATCAAATCATCGCATTAAAGTTGGAGTCATTCTATGAGATTACGCAAAACTCAATCAGAGGTAAGAATGGGAGCGAGTTTGCTTTTGTCGGACTTAAAAACAATGTTGCCAATATCAAGTCCTATGAGGGCGTGGATATATGTTGGGTCGAGGAAGCACAGAGCGTATCTAAAACATCATGGAATGTTCTTATCCCCACAATTCGTAAAGAAAGCTCAGAAATATGGGTTACATTTAACCCAGAACTCCAGTCAGACGAGACGTACCAAAGGTTTGTTCTTAACCCACCAGACAATAGTAAAGTTGCGAAGATTAATTGGTCGGATAACCCGTGGTTTCCTGAAACACTCAGGTTAGAAAAAGATGCCCTTTTTAGCAGGGATAGAGAAGCCTACAACACAGTCTGGGAAGGCTTATGCCGTCAAACAGTAGATGGTGCTATTTTTGCTAAAGAAATGGCTATGGCTGATTTAGAGGGTAGAATAACGAATGTCCCTTATGACCCAATTAAACCAGTTCACGCAGTATTTGACCTCGGTTGGGCTGACGCTACTGCTATTTGGTTTGTGCAGTTTATTGGCATGGAAACTCGCCTCATTAGGTATTACGAAAACACGCAAGAAACGATAGCGCATTACCTGGCTAAAATGCAGTCCTATGGATATGTATATGACACCCTTTGGCTACCTCATGACGCAGGATCAAAGACTTTGGGATCTAACGGCAAAAGCATTGAGGACATCGTTAGAGCTACAGGGTATAACACTAGAGTTATTGAGCGAACACCCATTGTTGATTCCATTAATGCTGCCCGAATGATGTTTAATAAGTGCTGGTTTGATAAAACCAACACACATGAGGGATTGCAATGCCTACGCCATTACCGCTATGACGTAGATCCTGATACTAAGCAATTTAGCCAAAAACCCTTGCATGACAATTACAGCCACGGGGCAGATGCTTTCCGCTACATTGGTTTGATGGTCAACGAGCCTAGAAAAGCACCTAAACAAAAGGCTACTTATAACTTACCTTCCTCTTGGATGGGTTAAAATGTGTAGTAAAAATGAGACACTTGTCTTAAAATCGGGCAATAATTAAGGAATATCTATGGCATACGATAGCGTTGCAGACTCCCAATCAGATGGCAGAATCCAAGAAGCTAAGGATTTTTTAAGACTTTGTAATGATTCGGATAGCAACAATCGTGCCGAAGCCCTTGATGACGTGAGATTTGCAGCAGGCGATCAATGGCCTGTAGATGTGCAAAACAGCCGTATTTTAGAAGCTCGCCCTTGCCTTACCATTAATAAGATTGATGCCTATGTGCGTCAAATCTGTAACCAACAAAGACAGCAACGCCCACGCATCAAAGTGCATGGCATGAACAATGAGTCAGACGAGAAGGTTGCCGAGATTCTGACTGGTATATGCCGTCATATTGAAAACCAATCCGATGCCGATGCAGCTTACGACCATGCTTTTGAGTATTGCGTGAAAATGGGTTGGGGCTATTGGCGTGTTACTACTGATTATGTAAGAGAGGACAGCTTTGACCAAGAAATCTACATTAGACCAGTTGAGAACCCTTTTACTGTCTATTTTGATCCTAATAGCGTGTTGCCAGATGGCTCTGATGCTGAGCGAGTTCTTATCACAACAGTTATCTCTAAAGACGTGTTCAAAACCATGTACCCAGATGCAGAAGTGGATCAGGGTTTCTCATCAAGAGGAACAGGCGATACAGAGAGCGAATGGGTTACGAAAGAAGATATACGTGTAGCTGAGTATTTCTACACAGAGCGCACGAAAGATATGCTTTTAGAGCTATCTGATGGCACTACTGGCTACTCTACAGAGATCCCAAGCAAGGAAGTTCTTGCCCAGGCGGGTATTACTGTTATTGCCAAGCGTGATGTATGGCGTAAAAAGATCAAATATTGCAAGCTAACGGCTATGCAGATCCTTGAAGAAGGTGAATGGGCGGGTAAATATATCCCAATCGTGCCTGTATTTGGTCAAGAAGTACGAGTTGACGATAAGCATAAAAAATTTGGTTTGGTACGCATGGCAAAAGATCCACAGCGTATGTATAACTACTGGTCAACTGCTTTGACTGAAACTGTAGCACTTGCTCCTAAAGCAAAATGGCTATTGGCAGAGGGTCAAGATGAAGGTCATGAGAACGAATGGGCAATGGCTAATATTAAAGCTATGCCTGTATTACGTTATAAGCAGACCGATATTGAGGGCAGACCAGCTCCACAGCCTACAAGACTGCAACCAGAGCCACCTCCTGCGGGCGTGATGTCTGCATTGCAGAGCATGAATCAAGATTTACAAGCAGTAGTGGGTATTTTTGATCCAAGCCAGCTTCCACAAGGCTTACAGTCAGGCAAATCTATTAATGGTCAGCAGATGCAAGCTGATATGACTAACTTCCATTATTACGATAATCTGACACGCAGTATCCGTCACACAGGTCGGATCATTCTTGATCTGATTCCTAAGATTTATGACAGAGAACGAGTCATGCGGATCATTGGCGATGATGGCAAGCCTGAGATTGTGACCTTAAATCAGCCTGGCTCTGATGAGAATGGCGTAGCTAAAGTCCTAAATGACGTTACTGTAGGCGAATATGACGTAGTAATGGATACAGGCCCTGGCTACAACTCCAAGCGTCAAGAAGCCGTAGATGCAATGACCAGCTTATTCGCTGCCGACCCTGCCCTAGTGCAGATTGCAGGCGATTTATATGTCCGTAATATGGATTTCCCTGGCTCAGACGTTATTGCTGATCGATTGGCTGTAAACAACCCTCTCGCCCAAATTGATGAGAAGTCAGAAGTGCCTCCACAGGCTCAGATGATGATTGCACAGGGCAAAAAGACGATTGAACAGCTACAACAGCAAATTCAGATGATGCAGATGGATAGTAAATATCGTGCAAGCGTTCAAGAGCAAGTCCAACAGGCTGAAACAGAGCGTGAGAAGATGCGCTTGCAAGTACGCAGAGAAGATACCCAGTTGCGTACCGATACGACAGCGCATGACACAGTTATTAAAACGCAGACTCAGATTGAAATTGAGCAACTTAAAGCTCAGTTGGCTTTGGTTTTGGCGCACATCAATAAAACTACTGGTAAAGAAGCACAAGCTGAAGCAGTTGAAAGGGCTATTTAATGGCAACAGAAATTGTCACTTCTGAAAATTTAAATCAATTTATCAACAATAAATTAAACAAGGAATCCCCTTTTGATTTTGCAAAATATTCTCAATATACAGGTGACAATAAAGATTTAAAAGTAGATTACAAACCATTAAATTTTGATGCTTTGATGAACGCTAAAGCCTTTAGGGTAACACATCAAGGCATGGATAATGGAAAATATAATCCAGACCCAAAGGCAGGATTCTCATTGGTTTCTGCTTACAATGATGCAGTAGGAAACAATACCACTCAATGGAAAAACAACCCTAATGCTTATCCAATAGTTAAAAATATGTTTGAAAATGCACCCGAAAACATTGGCGCACATAAATATATGCAAATTGTAGAATCCGCAAAAGATTTAGGGATTCCAGAAGATCAAATATTTTTAAATACAAAATAATGTTGTAAAAGCGCAACACTTATGATATAAAAGCAGTTGTAATGCCTACCGATGGGTTCATCGGGTTAATTCTTGGAGTTATCCATGTCAGAAGCAGAAGTAGTAAGAACCGCAGATAGTGTATTAACAAGTGAAAATTCAGCAGATTTTTATGCTAATAAACTTGGTT